TGCAGTTCTAAATAAGTCTCTACGCCATGCGGCATCCATAATAGATAGAGGGCAAACTACTAGCATACGCTTTACAACACCCAGATTCATTAGGTAGTCAGCTGCCCATATAACAGAGTTAGTCTTGCCTGTACCCATCTCAGATAAACAGAAAGCCTTTTTATTTAAGGTCAAGAACTCTGCTGTTATTCTTTGGTGTTCAAATGGTTTATACATACCTGTCCATTTGTATTGAGTTCGGATAGGAGAAGGTACATCTTTAAACCCTAAGTTCTGCAATACATGAGCTTCACCTAAACCAAAGTTTACCCAAACCTCTTCTTCAGCTACATGCTTACTACGATCTATTACTGATGTAATATCATCAGGGGCAGTTGTTTTTATAGACAGGATCTTATCCTGTATTACGTTTATTTCCATTGTGTTCCTCTTTACAGCCCCTTATGGGAGCGACTCAGTTAGTTGTTTGTTCTAATGCTTCAAGTAAGTCATGTAGTGGTGGTTTGCGACTAGAGGGTTTATGAAACCATCCTCTTATGTTATTAATACAAGTCTTACGTTCTTGAGTTCTAGCCCTTAGTATCATTTCACAAAGGGCTTCTAAATGTCTATCTACAATACTCTCTGGTAAGCCTGCATCAGCCGCCATAGTCTGCACTGATTTAACTGATATTTTCATTTTGGCTTCTTTAAGGGTTCATTTTTCTTAACGGTATGGTTAGAGTTGCGAGAGTATGAGCGGTTTTGAGATGGTGTTCTTATCCTTAGATTGTCTTTACCATTACCCGCTTTAGTACCTCTAATATGATCTATGTCCTTACCTTCCCGTCTATCTGCTTCACCGTTATGGTTCTTGTCAGCTCCAGTTTTATCCATTGCTCTTCTTGCACGTTGCCTTTCCATCCTAGCCTCATGAGCTCCGGGACGTAGCTTTTCTAATTCATATTCTCGTTTTATGTTTCTATCAGCTTTATTCTTGTATGGCATTTTGTAACTCCTCTGCTTTCTTTAGTTCATCTATAAGTATCAGATCTATTTTTTCTTGGGTTCTTTGGGCGGTATACTCTAACCCAAACAGCTCATTAAGTCCGGGCAATAATTCTTTTAATAAATCAGCTCTGCTTATCGCCATTTAAACCCTCCTTTGCTTTTATCGCCTCGTTATGTATTATCTGGTCAATCTTTAAATCAAGTTCCATTCTCTTGTAGTCAAACGAATCAGTACGACTATCATAATATTTCCACCTTATTTCATCCATAATTGACTTCCCTACCCTTCTACTTATCGCCATCATACCTCCCATTATGTACACACCTAACTGCTTGACACCACTGCCGACAAAGCCCATTAGGTTTAGTATTAAAGATACCTGTTTCGTATGCTACTTCACGTTGAGTTAAGGCTTCTTCTAGTTTCTCAAATATCTGAAAGCGTTTGTCATAAGTATAATCCTCTTTAATAATTTCTTTGGATACTACAAATAACAACATCCCTTTAATAATTTTAATATCGGGGTACTTTAAAAACACAGCCGCCGCTAGTAATGCAAGCTGCTTAGTGTCTGCATACTTGGCAGATTTGCCTGTCTTGTAATCCACAATATACGCCTTACCTGCCGCCTCGTCTACAATTACTAAGTCAGCAATCCCGCGCCAGTATCTGTCCTTCGCCTCAAAATCGCATAGGCTATACTCGCCACCTTCTAACTTAATGCCCAGCTCAAGCTCACAGAACTTATCGCCCTTGATGCTATTTAATCTATCAAGATAGCTTTTAATATAGTTGTACTTCTCAGGCAACGGGGTGCCTGATCCTATATAGTGCTCTGCTGCTGAATGGACTTCCTTACCGTACAGTGTGGCTTCTGTATCGGCAAAAGGTACGTACTTTAAAACCTTGTGTGCCTCGTAATTTTTTGGGCAAGTTATAAACTGTGATAAACTAGAATATGAAAAACTAGGAGCCTTCATACCCACGACCATTTTTTATTGTTTACTATTTTAGATATGTGAGCGGGGTGAACTTGATACTGCATAGCCAAGTCTTTCTGTGCAATTCCATCTTCAATGTAAGCGGTTCTGATATTAACTATATCTTGCGCGGATAATTTAGCATTACCTGAGGAGGTGCCCCTAGCACTATTTGTTCTGCCTTTTATATCTCTATCATTAGCATTATCTTTAGCTGTCCCATTGAACAAATGTTTAGGGTTTACACAACTAGGGGTATCACATGTATGACACACTTGGTCATTGGTATGTAGCCTGTTAAGAGACACCGCTATTCCAGCTAGGTATGCAGATATACGATGGGCATATACTAAGCAATCTTTACCTATACCAAATTGCCCATAGCCTTTTTTAGTTTTACATGCAGTCCAATTCCAGCACTCGTCATCACCTTTTATATCTACTTTAGCCCAAAATCTTTGTATGTCATTCTCTTTCATTCGTCCTCTTCCTCACCCCAACCCATAAGCTGACTAACCATATCACACATGCTACTCAAGCAGTCAGGACAAAACGCTACTGGCAAGATACCAAAGTATCCTGTAATCCCACCTTCATCATCAGTAAAATCTGTGCTACATACATCACACTCATTCTCACCACTATCGTCATGCCCTAAACCGTCTATCATAGCTACCTCTGATGTTTTATTATGTTCGCTTCCCACAAGGGACTTTCTTTTTTGCACTCATCGCATATCTTTAGATTCAACCCATAATACTGCCTAAACTTTGTACACACATGCGGAGGTGTAATCCATTTTCTAATCTTTTTAATCATTCAACCTCCAAAAGTTTGATCCTGCGGTCTAAGTAGAATCTAGCTTTCTTTAAATCTTCCAACTTATTGATCTTGTATCCTGCACGAGACACATACTTAATTACATTAGCTAAGTGAAAATCCTTATCCAACCCTTTAGCCTCTATGTAATCTAGCACTTCAATCCCACCATGCGTATAGTGGCTTGGGTTATTAATAGGGTCAGCTGGAAGTTCTTTAGGTTTCCATATAGGTTTTACAGTTGATTCTTCGTTTATCATATAGTCTCCATATTGTTTAGGGTAATTCAAAAGATTAATGGGAGGGAATATAAAGGATCCCCATTTCACCAACCACTCCTCTCAGCCATTTCAGCACACTCTTTAGAACACCATCGTCTGTTATCTGTAACAGGAGAATCACACTCCCAGCATTGACCGGAGTCATTAGAAAAGATGTCTAATTGAACACCTTTTGCCATCTCTATCTGTTTCTCTAAGATCAACTGTGCCTGATCGTTTGCTTTATCTATTACGTCACTCATAGTCTTCTTTCGCTTTAAAAGGGTTTTTCTTTTTACGATTCTTGTTTGTTGTTTTGTTAGCCATATTATCCTGCATCTTTTAAACTTCTACCGTATCCACCCTCAGCCGCTAGTGGTATATCAGGCATCCATGAAGGGGGCTTAGTCATCTCTTCCATTAAAAACTTTAATGCTTCTTCTGCCTCTGCTTCAGGAGCTAGTATATACAGGGCATCATGAATAGTAAGCACGATGTCATACCGCTTACTCACTCTAACCATAGCTTCTGACATAATGCATCGGGCTGTACCCTGCACTAGATTGTTTGTTAATTTACCGCCGTATAGTCTATCATAACCATTGCGAAGTTTATATTTATATCCTTGCTCTCCTGTTTTTTCATCTATAACATTAGCAAGCTGTGGGTACTGCATGTACATACCCGAAGGAAGTCTTATCCCTTTCTTACCCTCAACTTTAAATATGCCGTTAGTGCCAAACTTAAACTCCTGTACATCATCTGCTATACATTTAATAGCATCAGTACACGTTTTCCATAACGAAGTTACCCCCGTATAAGTTGATCTATATACATTAACAATACGTTTAGCTTCCGCCTCACCTAAATCTTTACCTGACCCAGCCTTGATAGCACTACGAAGTTTAGCCGCTCCTACTCCAAATATTAAACTGAGTTGTGAAGTCTTGCCAATAAATCTTAGGTCTTTATTAATCTCAGAATAAGGCACATTAAATGCCGTACTAGCAAACTGCTTATATAAATCTCCACCTTCACCTAGTATATACAAGGCTTCTGTCTCACCTGCTACCCACATGCCTACACGCAGTTCTATGTTTGATAAGTCAGCCCCTACTATAACGTAGCCTTCAGGTGCGATAATAGCTTCTTTAAGTTTAGAACCTCTAGGAATATTTTGGAAGTTTACTTTCTGCCCGCCGCCTGCTGACCATCTACCTGTTGCCGCTCCATAATAGTTAAGAGGAATAGGTAGCCTGCCCATACGATTTGCTATACCTATAAAGCGTTCAGTGCGTGTTTCTTCAATAGTAGATTTAACCCCTAACCTAGCTGCAACTATTGTTTGCACCATTAAATTAGGATGTTCAAGTAAAGCCTTTAGCCCATCATCAGTCTTAGCAAAGGCATACGTCATCTTACCTGTAGTAGGGGATACCTTCATAGGCGGTTCAACACCGCAATCTTCTAACAGCTTAGCAAACTTAGGGTTGGACATAATCTCAGACTTATCGACTATTAACTTATCCATCAAGTCTTGCTTAGCTTTCTTCACTTCATATAGGTGGCTCTCAAGTATGCCCATATCCACTAGCAACATAGGCACAACACCCATACGAACTGTTATATGGATTAAACTTAGCTCGGTTGTAGTGAAGTGGGGTAATAGCTTTTGGAATAGTGCATAGGTCAACTCAACATCATTAATACAATACTCACCATACTTAACCAACTCCTCTTTAGTAAAGTCCTTCCTGTGCTTACCTAATGCATCTAATACTTCAGTGCCTTTAGCACCTAACTCATAATGTTCTGCTAACTTAGCTAAGCTCCCACCTACTGATATACCATGTACAGCACGTGCCATAGATAAAGTGTCGATATACTTAGCTGGGTTAATACCAAAATACAAACCTAAGATACTTGCATCAAAGAAACAGTTGTGGCATACCAATGCAATCTCACTCCAATTATATTGACCGAGCACTTTACTTATCTCTACTCGGTCTCCTGTATGCCACGTAGTCTCTGCATCTCCTAGCTTAATACCTATTCCAATAACTTCAAACTCCTCTCCATTTATATATTCTTCTGTTGTTAATTTAGATAGGCTGTAGGTTTTAGAATAGAACGACTCTATATCTAATGTTATTAGTTGCATTACTCTTTCTCCCTCTCTGCTAACTCCCTTCTTTTTTTCTCTATTATCATTGCATCAGCTATATCATATGACCACATTGCTATCCTCATAGGATCTTGTGCAAACTCTTGCAAGTTCCAAGTCTTCTTAGTCATTAACCCATTCATAGCCGCTATAGCTATCGTATCTCTTGTATTCATTACTCTTTCTCCATATCAATAGGTGCATTAATCTCTTTCATATAGTCTAAAACCGCTTGTGCTAAAACACTTTTATTATCTTGCCTCATACATAGCACTAGGCGTTTTATATTATCTTGTTGTATATCAAATTCAAGCTGCTCTAAAAAGGCTTTAAAGACTCCAAAGTTTTCTTGCTCATGATTAAAATCAATAACCCATCTGTCATGTTCTATTCGGTAATTTAGTATTATTTGGTTACTCATCTTTATTCTCTCTTTCTTTTAACATCGCATCTGCTATTTGATATGCGTGGTTAACCAAATATGAATAGATATGCCACTCACCTTCAATGTCCGCACTTAAAGTACCCTGCATAGCCAAGCCAGCAAAGTGGTCACGCAGAGATATTCCTTCTCGTAAATCTTCTCGTAAATCTTCTCGTAATTCTTCTCGTAAATCTTCTCGTAAATTTTCTCGTAACTTACTATTTTCTGCTATTAATTTAGATATTTGCTTATCTCGTTCAAGTAGTTTTTCTTTAGTCCACTTTAATTCCAAGTCCATAGGTATTGTTATTCTTTCATGTTCAACGCTCATTTCTCTCTCCAGTACATGCTGTGCATTGCTTTAGTAGCTCTTTGTTTATGTGGGATATACTCAAACTTATAATTATTACAACCCCTTTTAGCATCTAAAAACCATGCTACACGACACCATTTATTTTTAATTTTCATTATCTTCCCCCATATAAAACTGAAACTGCTCAACTAGAAACTCTGCTTGCTCTCGTGTAAAGATTAATTCTTGTATATTGTCATGTGT